ATCTTCCCCGAACTTGAACTGCCGCTCGATGCAGCGGAATACGCGGTTGCTCCAGCCGTACTTCGTATTGGTTAGGGTGAAGGTTTCCCATGGCGCAATCTTGAGAAGGTTCAGCCCGCCGGCGATCTTCACCGTTCGCATCAGTCTGGACTTGCGCTTGTCAATTTCAACAAGCCGCTGTGCCCGGGGGTCGTTGTTCACCCCGCGCAGGTCGAGTTCCTTTGTTAGCCGCTCGCCATTGTCCTGCGTTTCGTAGGTGCTATCCGTGCGCCACTTGGTCGTGGCTTCGATAAAGTCCGCCGTGGAGTCCCTGAACACAGCGGCAACCGCGTTGTATCGGTCCTCGTGCCCCACAGTGTCCTGAATCTCGATATCCCCGAAGATATCCGCATCAGTCAATGCGTGAAGCGGGGAATCATAAGCCCCAGCAGAGGGACGCCACTTCCCGTTCACGTAAGGGCATACCCCGGCGCAAGTGTCCAGCACAGCCTCAACCCATTCGCGGATTGGCTCGCCGGTTGAAAATTCAATATTGCAGGCGTACCTGGCCTGGTCCCCAAGGGGGGTAGTATTTGCCCCGCTCAGTGACTCATCGCACTTGTTGGCCATGGCGATGAAATACGCATCGTTCATGCGGGAGTTCAGATCCCGAAGCCCGTATTTGACTATTAGCGTGGCATCGTTGACGACAGAGCCGCCGGTCAGAATCCAGCGCAGCACAAGAGCCGGGTTCGTGGAATACGCCCACGTCGAAGCGTCCGTGTACCGATGAGAACCAGAACCGCCATTAGTGGAATCAAGGCGCGGATCGTAGAGCTTTGCTCCTTCGACCTTTGCTGTAATGCTCTGCGGAGGCCCGACAGGCCATGCAGTATCATCCCGCTGCATCCTAACGTGGATGTATGCAATGCCCTTCAACTGGCTTGCACTAGTCCAGTCTCCGGGGAATGACGATACCATGTCAGCGTCAGCCGCCTGCGAACTGGTCCCAAGGTATTTCCAAATGAACAGCTTCCCGGTAAGGGGAGACTGTGTAACCGCCCCGGTTCCTGCGTTTATGTTCGCATCAAGAATCTTGAGGTTGTCTATGTAGACATCTTTGATTGCATTGCACTGGTGTCCGGCATACGCCACGACATAGTGCAGCAGGTCGTTATTCGCCCCGCTGGTGTCGTAGAACACAATGACGCCGCCAGCGCGGACAGAACCGAAAAGAACCCTGCGGTATTCGGCGGAATCCCGAACCGTCACATTGATCGGCGCAGAGGCTTGCGGCTTTTGCTTAGGTCCAAGTGCCTTTGCAATGCGGCCCAGAACCACGTTCGCAGCGACAATGATGATATCCGCCACGATGGCAGCAGCCGTGGCCGAAAGACCGACCGAGGTGAAATACGCGGCCAATGCTGTAGGCATCAGTCACCCCGCCACGGTTCAGGTGCTGCGGGTTGCGCACGCCACGCCTTCAGAGCATCAATGGTCTGCGGGAACACAAGACCATCCGCTCCAACATGCGCGGACCTCACGCCCAGGCAAATACCCAGCGCGGTCCCGCTTGCCTCGTTGCACAGGATGACGTCCCCCACCTTCGCAAGCGCGGGGTGTATTTCTTCCAGAACAGATCCCACAAGCCCGACAAGCCCGCCGGACTGGGAAAGGATATCCCTCGCGCCGGCTTCGTCCGCATACGCCGGGAACAATTCTCTAGGGTCTGCACCCGTCAATTCAGACAGCCAACCTGCGACGAACTGGCAGCAGTCCCACGACCCCCACACGAACGGCTTGAACCGGGCCGCTTCGATATAGGTGTTCAGTTTTTCGTGGAGTTCCATTATCGGCGCTGCGAAGGTTTCAGATATGCCGGCTCGCCATAGTTGCTGATGCCGGGTTTCACGTAGTTACTGCCCCAGATGACCATTGCAGTCATCGTCGTGGGGACCAGCTTTAGACCATCGTCCCCTGCGAAAAACTGCCCCTGATGCTCATGGGTAAAGCGCCAGTTGTTGGGCTGGTCCAGAAGGACCATCCTGTTTTCGGCTTGAACCTCGATAAACGGGTTGTCGGAGTCCACGCGGTTGATACCGTCTATCCGGCCTTCCCAGTTGATTTCCGGGGTTGCAACAAGCTGCCCGGTATCCGTGAGAAACCCGAACCACTCGACAATCGAGCGCCCGAAACATGCGTCAATGTCCGACTCCGGCACCAGCGAAACATCCACGCCGGACAGGCGGTAGGTCTTTCGCTCCGCGAGCAGACGGGTATGCTCCGACGGAACAGACACCTCGCCCAAAGTTCCGATGCCAGTAAACGTCTGGCCCGAAATCACAATGTCGCCAAACCCGGTCCACACCCGGACATGGCCGGAGGGGAAATCGAAGTCAGCAGCGATGAATATGCGAGCGTGAGGTTTTGCGGATTCAGTCTCGTTTGCAGACTGAACGAACCACGTCATGCCAGCACCTGGTTCTCTGCCTTCACATGCTCAAGCACAGAATCACCGTCCTGGATCACGTATCCGCAACGGCCAGTGTTCAGTTCGCGCATGATCCGCTTTGCCTTCCAGCGACACAGCCATGAGGTGGCGAGTTCCTGACGCGCTACGATTTCACCGGGCGCGACTTTATTGGCCCAGTTCGATGCTGGGCCGTGAAAGTACACCGTCAAGATCACGCCGGCGCTTCCTCAAACTCAACAGCCGTTGCCATCGTGAAGATGCCTGGATCATTGCGCCATTCACCGCCCTGCGACGGGATGAACCTGCCCATGGGTCGATTGACGATGATTGCAGCACCGTCCGCGACGGTTCCGCGAATGGCCGGGGATACGTTGATAACCCCCAGCATGGCCGCATCGAAATCCACCGACGCAGTGACCATCGTTAGCTGCGGACCAAGGCTGGTAGTAACTTCGATCCAGTCGCCCATTGCCAAAGACCCAGAGACAGAAGCAGGCCCGCCCTTTACGAACAGCCGACTTCCAGACTGGGAAGTGCCAGAGGCTCCCACCGTCGTCGTGAGGCCGGGGAGAAACGGTAGCGAGGACTGAGAAACCCCACCCCTTACAAGCATCAGCGTCCCGGTCGTTCCGGTGTACGTTGAAGCCCCGCCAGAAATCATATTGGCCTGAACGTCTGCACGGGTTGCAGCGGTGGGCAGCCTGACAACGACATAGCAGGCATACCAGGAATTTCCTAGCGCCTTGATGTACGCTCGGGCATTGGTAGCCGATCCGCCAACAACAGCACTGCCGGCAGTTCCCGCGCCGAGGTCGAACGTGCATTGGCCATAGTGGCCGGAACCCGTAGTACCGACAGTCACCATAACGTCACGCGCTAGGGTGTCACGCCGCGCATAGATTACTCCGCAGTAGTCCGCAACCGTTGCCACCGTGGGGCCGCTTTGCAGCACGTAGTGCTGGACATTGGAGGTATTCTCAGTGATCTTTTCCGCAGTCGTTGTGCCCCACGGGTCTGTCTGTGAACTTGAATTCGCAGCGGTCGAAAGAATTCCGCTCTTTGTCCATGCCGCGTTGTCTATCTGATCACTGAACGTCAGATTGTTTGGGGATGCATCCGCGATGAGGCAGCGAGAAGCCGAAGCAAAATGCAGGTCTATCGCATCGGATATGTCCCACGCTGCATCCGAGTTGTAGATCGGGAAAAGGTTTACGCTTCCGGTCGATGGCGGAACAAACGCGATGCGACGCAATGCCATTCCCGTGGATGCTGAAGAAGCACCCACAACGCCATCTGAGTAGAACGGGGAGAGATTGGACGCCCGTGAGGTCACCAGTCCGGCCATGCTTCTGACAGCATAAGGGACATACTGCGTGAGGCTCACTGACTGGTAAACGCCAGGCTGTGAACCGCTGCTTGCGGAGGGCGTGACGCGTAGATTCCTGTCACCAGCCGAAAGCGTACCGGCCTGCACCGTCCACCCAGTAACGCCATTCAGATCGCTGTTTGTGAACAGTTCAGTTGCCGGGAAAGATCCCTGCGGGGAATAACCCGGGTCATACAGGTAGCATCGGTTAGAGCGCATGATCTGCGCGACGTGAGCGCGGAGAATCCGCTGCTTTTGCTTCGCCGTTGCCGACATGCCGCCGGTCGGTGAATACTCGATTGTCGCCCCGAGCTTGTCCCCGCCACGGGATGCGGTGCGAACCGCCCCCGTCAGCGGGTTACGGGAAACGCCAACCGAATCCATGACGCGAAACGAAACGCTCGCAACGTCAATGGACACGGGCAAAAGGATATCGGTCATACAGCGTACTTCCCGCGACGGATACCCTGGATAATGTCGGCGGTCACGTCCGCGTTATTCTTCTTGAGAATCCCCGGCAGGGCTTTCGTAAGTCCGATATCTGCGCCACGCGCATCAATGTTCTGATTCACGTTGACCGTTACGCCGCCCTTGCCGTACCCGGTAGCAAATGCACCTGCACCACCACCCCATACAGGCTCCGGGCCACGTTCGCCAGCGATGTACCACTTGCCCTGCTCAAGCGGGCCGCCCTCTGCCTTGTATCCGCCGAAGAATGAGCCGATGGCAGAGAGGACTTTGCCGCCAGTAGAAGAACCGCTGTTCTTGCCAATGTTCCCGAGCAGGTCAAATATCTTTGCGGCAGCAGCTTCCGCGAGCATCTTGCGGATGGTGTCGATGAACCCGCGAAGCATGCCTTTAAGACCACCATGGAACGGATCGAACAGGAACTGCGCGAACGCGTCCTGCATGTTGCGTGCGGCTTGGCGGGCAAATTCCGTCATTTGTTCGGCTGCCTTTTGATAGTCAGCGACCTCCCGACGCCTGCGCTCTACGCTGTCTTGATAAAGAGCATTGAAGAACTCTGCACTGTCCTGCGCGGACTTTTGCAGCTGCTCAAAGTTCGATACTTCCTGCTTTATCTGGTCATCAGCGAACTTGCCGATATCATCAGCAATAGAAGGAAGTGCTTTGTTTAGCTCATTTACAGCATCCTGATAATCTTTTGCAGCCTGTGCAGCCGCGTCCAGCTTTGCTACTTGAGAATCAAGATACGAATTCAGAAGATCATTTGCAGCAGTTGCATCAACAGCCTGCAACCCTTCCCCGGAAGACCCTTTTAGGGACTGCTCATAATCTCTTCTAAGCTGCTGGGCCTCGCGTATAAGTTCGCGGTATTTTTTCCTTCCAGAGTCTGACTGATCTGCCTGAAAGAACTTTGCGCGGCCTTCAAGGTCTTTAATCCTGTTATCGAGGTCAACAGATTCATTCCCACCGCTTCCGGTAAGAATGATCCTCCATCCAGCAGCGCCTTTCGCAAGTACGTTCAAATACCCAGTTGCGCCTTTAATCATGGTCGAAAACAAGGCGTCAGCCGCAGAAACTACAGCAGGGTCTTTAAGCGTTTTTGAAAGCTCTTTTAAGTTTTCTGTTACTCCAGAAAGTCCGTCTTTAGGAACCATCAGGTTCCTAGCGGACTGGCGCATATCATCAAGCGACTTAGTAAAGTCGCTATTCTTCCCTGTAGCTTCAGCAGTCGCATCAAGGGATGCCCTAAACATACCCTTAAGAGCAGCGCCAGCAATAAAGCTCAGTCCGACGCTAATTCCCTGAGCCGTAGTCTTTACAGTACGGTCAAGCGTCCTGAAATTGTCCTGGATTGAGCGAATCGCATCCTTTGTGGCGTCCTGCGCCGCAATAATGTAATTGACCTTTTGAGTCACTTTGAGTCCTTCGATTCGTTTACAACGGCTTCAATCATCCGCATTACACGCAGATACAAAGCCGGCTGATCCGCAACACCCCCAGACAGGTACATATGCCCGGAGTGGTAGTGACGAAACAGCGTCAACCAGTGCGTTTCTTCTAGTCCCACTTCTTTCCGTGGGCAGATGTTCGTGCGCTCAAGCAATCCCGGGATTTCCCACTTCGGGAAGGGACTGACGCCGCTCTTGCAACTGCATTCATCGCACGGTGCCCACTTGGGGTCTGCTGCGACGTGAGCGGCGATTAGAATTTTTTTGCGTCGTCGTCCTTCGGGGTCGCCCGGTTCACAAGCTCGCTGGCAATCTGAACCAGCCAGGACAGCCAGAGGACATTCGGGGGGCCGTTGCAGGCGTCATTAAGCCTCCGGCGAACCTCATCCCGTGCAACACAGGGGGGCTGCCCACCGCCGCGCCAACTGACGATATACCTAGAAGCAAGTTCCGCCATCTTGTCAGCGTTGGAAACGCCAGCGCCTTGAATGGCGGTCATGTTGATATAGCCCCTCTGGTCAAGGGGCTTGACCGTGAAAACAACCGGGTCGTTTTCATCCGGCTGGGCTGCCGGGGTCAGTTCAAACGGTTCTAGCATTAGGTAAACGCCATCGAAATTTCGTCGTTACCGCTTGAGGATTCCACGATGCCGAAAGGCATGGTGCGGATGCGCTGGCCATCCCCCTCCCCGTGCTGACGGTCACGCCAGTACAGGCCGGAAGTCGCGCCGGTGAATACCGCACGGTTGCCCGCAACGGACCCCAGCGTGCCGGAAGCAAAGGTGATTCCGGTTCCTGCGGAGTGCTGGGCGTCCACGTCAATGACAGAGGCCAGTTCAGCGTCCATAACAATCTGCCCGGCAACGTCGCGGGAAGTGACCTGCACCTCGCCATAACCGTCAGACGCCGCAATAGAAGGCGGCATGGCAATCTGGTTATTAAGGCCAATAGTCCATTCACGGACGATGATGGAGGTAACGCCACCGAGAGACACCGCCATATTGAGAGCGGCCTTTGGAACCTGGGTCGAATACGTCGGAGCCGGCTGCGAAGCGTCGGTGGGGTCAACGTGGTGACCAACAAACTCAAACGACAGCAGGGCCAGACCTCCGGCAGTCAGGCGAACGGAACACGTACCTCGAGCGCCAGTGAGCTTGTGCAGCTTCCTGCCGCCTTCGTACCAGTACAGGGTGATGGATTCATGCGTGGTGCTAATCGGCTTGTAAGTTACCGAAGTAGAAGCCACCACAGTTTCGCCCATTGCGCACGCACGCAGCAGCGGGCCAAATTCTGGAGCAGTTCCTGCCGCGCCTGATCCCTTGACCTCAACGTCAAAACTCAAGCGGTACAGCTTGCCGCCGAAAACCTGCTGGAGCTTGCCAATGTTGGCACGAACCGCAGGCCGGTCATTCATTCGCAGACCTTCCGGCTGTGCCGAGAGGTTCTGCACCAGCACCGCGTTAGTGCCGGCGACCGGAGTGGGGTCCGTGTTATAGGTCGTCTCGATCTTGGCGAGAATGACCTCGTTGGAAATCCGAAGATTGCCCATTTAATGCTCCATGAAATGCAGTTGCCCTATTCCGGGCTAGTAAGATCCATGCGGTACATGACCGAGTAAGTCACGTCCATCGCTCCCGACAGCGGTGCGCCATCGGTCGAGTAATCAGGTTTGTCCACCCCGCCGTATCCAATGCCCATCACAAACGACAGGCCAAACGTCCGGGGATCGGCAAGCAATGCGCGATGCACAACGCTTCGCAGCCGGTAAAGCTCATCGGCTACCTGCTGCTGCGTCTCACCTTGGGCATAGATAGAGATATCCAGCCGCAGGTTTGAGTCCACATAGGCCAGATTGCTGTAGCCACTCTCGGCTAAAGGCTGGTCCGTTCCGTCATTGACGCAGATTGCAGGCAGTTCCTGATCGTCCGCGCTAACCGAAAGTGTACGGTGCGCGAACACGCCCGCAGCAACGTCAGACTGTCCAGCGATTGCCGTAGTAGCGGCCTGGATGATTTGCTCTGCGCGGTGCATCAGCCTTCCAGCGGAATACGGGACATTCCGGTGCCGTCAGGCTCATGCCTGCGAATCCGGTAGGTTTTCCCGTTAATCGTGATCGGAGTGCCCTTCCGGTCCGCCGTTACCTGCCCTGCATCTTCAGTCGTGCATGTCAGTACTGGCATACGGGTTTCGGTCCCGGTGGACTCTAGGAAGTCATTGTCGAAGATGGCCAAAAGAGGACCGACCGCCGTGGGGTAAAGTTTCCCGCCCAACGCCTGAAGCATTGCGCGGCGGTCAGCCTCCGTATCCATCAAACCGACTTCGGCCTTGCGTGCATCGTTACGCTGATCAGCGCGGGGCCAGTGACCACCGTGTTGATAACGCGAATGAAGCCACGGGTCGCGCTCGAATTGATGGTGTACTTGCGCACGGTGTTGGCAGCGAGGGCGGTGTAAGCGCCTTCGTTAGCCGCAATCGAGGCAGTGCCCGTTCCCGAGGTATCCGTTGCGTCCTGAATGTCAGGAGTCACGGAGCCGGTGATAGCGCCCGGGTTAATCACGATGAGGATATCCCCCTCGTAATCCCGAACGTCCACATAGGTCGTTGACGAGGACGCAGCAGCCGTGTTCGCAGCGGACTGCGACGCGACCAGCTGAACCGTCGTCAGCGCCTGTAGTGCGCTGTGAATGTTCATTCCTTCACCTTTGCCTTGGGAGCTTCCGCTTCCTTGACGTATTCAGCCTTGTAGGCGTTCACCAGTTCCGCAGCCAACTGGGGATGCGTTTCGATGACCGCCCCGACCTTCTGCACAACCGTTCCCATGTAGAACGGGCGCAGGACCTTGAGCTTTTTGCTTGCCATAGTTGTATTGGCAGCCATGCCCGCAACCAAAGGGCTACCTTGTGCTGTGAGCATGGCCGCCAGTCTCCTTAGGTAACCGAGGTGGCGAGGGAGAACGCAGCGCCGTAACGCACGCCCACGTCGATGGAGTACATCGCACGGACGCCGATGATGCCGGCCTGGAAGTTGGCAAACGGATTCACCTCGACCTCCAGCACGCCCCACTCGGCCAGAACCACTTTCGAGAAGTCACCGAACAGGATGTTCGCGGTGGGGATCTGGAGCGAAGCCATGGCTCGGTATCCGTCCACGGTGCCTTCAAGCAGCTTGCCTTCCCAGATCGGGCTAGCCGTGCTGGTGAACTTCACGCGCTGCTTGAGCAGGCCGGCAACCGCCGGAGTCGTGACGTAGCCCGAGGAATCAAACAGCGCATTGCCGCTCGCCGTGTCGGTCTGGAACTCCACAATGCCCGCGTAGGCAATCGAAGTGCCCGTGACCGAACCCACACCAGCCGAACCGATGATGCCCTGCGGCTGGCCAGAAGCGCCAGAACCCGACAGAACAGCCGTATCAACGGCCAGCGACACAACCTGCGCCAGATCCGACTGCACCAGAGCGTCCGCCGAAGGCGAGGACTGGAGCAGCAGCTGCCGGCTGATTTCGCTGTACGCGCCGACCGTCTTGGGCGACAGCGCGAGCTGGCCAAAGGTCTGCGTCGTCTCAGTGATCGCCGTGGATTCCGTCGAGAGCCAGCCAGCCGTCGCAGCGCCGGTCAACTTCGGGATCGTCACCGAACCCTGAAGGCCAGACAGGCTCGTCACGCCCATGCGATACGCAACCGAACGGTTACGCAGCAGGTCGATGAAGGACTGGTTGTTGGTGCCGACCAGATAGCCACCGCCCGAAGCCGTGGCAACGGTCAGGTCGCGGCGCTGGATTTCAGCGGGGACATAGAACTTGTTCTTGTCCGACACCTTGCCCATGCGCTTGGCAATCTCACGCGAAGCCTCCGCTTCCATGCCGGCATCGCCCCAGTTCTGCTCCGCGCAAGCTCGGATGGCCCGGGTGATGGAGAAATTCTTGATTTCCTTGTCCGACAGACCCAGTTCCGTCGCCGGCTTCTGGCTCTTCTGGCGGGCCTGCATGATGTTCATGATGTCCTCAGACACCTTGTCCACCGCCGCGCCGCTGGTGATCCAACGCGAAACCAGACCGTCATCCATGTTCGTGGCCGAAGCCAGGTTCTTGATGCTGGTCACGCGGGCCGCTTCGATTTCCCGGGCCGAGGGGCCGAGGTCGCGGGTTTCGATCTTCACATCGGCGCTTACGCCCGCCGCAGCGTTCTGCTCATCAGCCATTTTGGCTTTCTCCGTTACGGCGGGACTCGCCGGGGTTTGCAACGTCCGGGAAATCCGAACGTCAAATTCGTTGCCGGGCGCTGCCCGACCAATGCCGACCGAGGGGTCAGCGGGGACCGTCACAATGGAAACCTCGAAAGGTTCCCAGTCCGTTGCGCGGTAGGTGTCGGACTTGCCTTCCTGCTTCACTTCGTTCAGGCGGTAGCCGATGGACACGTTCCGCAAACCACCTTCCACCATCGCCCGCACTTCATTGGCGCGGGCAGTGGCGAACAGGTGAGCGTCCACCATCAGGCGACCGCCCCGGATGGAACCGGAATCAATCATTCCAATGGGGTCGTTCATGTCGTGGTTAAACAGCAGCGGCATTGCGCCGCCCTGCATCCGCTCCATGCGGATCGCACTGGGGTCGTGCGAAAGGACTTCATTTCCGAACACACGCTCAACCGGACGTTCGCTAGAGGCAGCGAAAGACAGCCGGGTTAGTTCGCCGTCCTTTCGTACCTCCAAGCCTGAAACGTCAAGCTCACGGGTGAGCCGGGATACCTTGATGGTTTCCATTTATTTCCTCGCAAAAGAAAAGACCCTCCGGGGAGGGTCTGTTTCGGAATCTGTTCCCGCGTCTTGCGGGGGTGGCGTACCGGGTGGCGGGTTCTCTGCCTGCGCCATCTTTGCTTCCGCGTCTGCTGTGTAGACTTCGGGGTCCGTGTCGTAGTCCAGATCCAAAGCGTCAGCGGAATCCAGTTCCCTGCGGCGCTGCTGGTCAACGTCCTCGATATCCATGCCGTTCCCAGTCTGGGAAATGACGTCAGCGCGAGTCGTGAAGCCGGCCTTAATGGCTTCTTTGTAGGCTTCCACTTCCTTCGTCGGGTCAACCCATGACCATCCGCGAGGCTTGAACGCGACAGCAGAGAACTTCGCCATATCCGCCGCGTATTGCTTCACGGGGACTTCTGGAATAGCCCCAGCCATCACGGCCATGCGGAGCCATTCCTTGTGGAGCGGTTCACGGAAAGAGCGGATGTACCACTGCTGCAAGGCTTTCCACAGGTCGCGGTCATCCAGCAGCGCCAGTCGGGAACTCGAGTAATTCGACTGGCTGTAATCGCGTGACAGGCTTTCGTAAGACACGCCAACGCCCGCCGCGACTTCACGCAGCATCATCCGCATAAACGGGTCCATCGCGGAATTTGGGCGGTTGGGTGAAACGAAACTCAGTTTCTCGCCAGGCTTCAACCGCTCGATAATTCCTGGGGACAGTTCAGTCTGATACGTCCCATCAGACTGCAATTCACCACGCCCATCGTCCGCGTCCTCCGTGGTTTCGATGGTCGCCATGTAATTGGCAGCACCGCGAGCGGCAACAATCTCGGCTTCCGAATAGCCGTCCATGTCGTTGAGCTTTCGGGCGACGTTGTGAAGCCACGGCTCGCCACGGGTCTGGGGCCAGCGGGTAATCAATCGAAGGTGATAAACCTCCGAAGCGGGAACGCGGGTCAGCTTGACCGAAGTGTCACGGCTGTATTGCAGTTCCCCGGGGTGACGGTCCCGAATCCAATAGGCAACAGGACGCCCAAGTGGATCGCACTCCACGCCCATGCGGACGATATTGGAAGGGTCAGCAGGTACTGGCGCATACAGGTCATCGGCTAGCCGTTCAGCCTCGATAACCTCCAGCGCAAAGGGAATCTTAGAATCCCCGAACTGCCGGATATGCTTGCGGATGAACACCTCGCCGGCCTCAAAGACCTGCGCCATGATCATCCGTTCCATATCGGCAAAGTGCATTGCCCCGCCGGTATGGCAGGAACTGGCACAGGACCACTCGCACCATGCGGCCTCTATGCCGTCATTGACGCGGGTGTTCATATCCGTGCGGGTCGTCATTACGCCCGCCTGCATTCCGACACCGGAGCCGACCACGTTGTTGACCACGATATCGCGGGCACGCTTGGCATAAGCCGCATCACGGATCAGCGCACGGGAGCGGGTGCGAAGCGTGCGAAGGCTTGAGCTAAGTTCGCCGTCTGCCGAACTGTTATCTGAACCCCATCCAGAAGTCAGGCGCGACGGACGCGCGGCCTGGTACATGCGAACACTGCGCGTAGGCGCGATAATTCGCGCTAGCTTGCTGCGGAATTGTTCAAACACGCCCGAACCTCACAAATATGCGCTTGGGGTTGCCGAGTCCTGCGGCTACAGCTTCGGCGGCCTTTTCGCTGCCCACTTCCTGCTTGTAGTAGTCGCGGAACTTGAGCAGTTCAGCAATTGGAATGCGGCTCAACGAACGGCCAGCAATGGACATGGATTCCTGGTCGCTGGATGCCCTGCCCTCAATGACAGCCTCGATGGCGTCAAGGGTTCTGCGGGCATGGGAGCGCCAATCGTACTTACCAGCAGCCGCAGGGTTAGCCAGTACGCTGACCCAACCCGACTCAACGCTGGTTCGCGTAGAGTCGGAAATCTTCGTAACAACCAGCCGCCAGCGATATTCACCGGCCGCATAAGTTGCAGTAGTAGCAGCAGCGACGGTCGCGCTAAAAGTGGAGCCAGAAGCCGAAGGAGTTACCGAAATAACGCCGTCTTTGTTCTCCAGATACCAGACAGCCGTGTAGGTCGTTGCCGGGTAGTCGGTCAGGTCACGGGTCCATACCCATGTGTCACCTAACACCAGATCCGAAGGGACGTTTTCAGGCGTGCTCATTAATCCTTACCATGATTTGACCCACCCGCCGCGACGGATAGGCATTTGCCTTGCCCTGTTGAATACGGGGGGTTCAACAACCGGAGCCAGCTTTTCCTCAACAACTACAGTGGTCGAGATAGGCCGCTTCGCCCGTACTTTCAGAATCCCCGGACCACTGCGGCCTAACATCGCCGCATATCCGTAAACCCAGCAGTCTTGCGCTTCCTGCGCGATACCCTTAGACCGGGGTTCCCATACAACCGAGGGCCTGCCCCTCACGTATTTCGTGATGGCTTTTTCACTGGTCAACTGGGTGCAGAACGCTTCGTCCGCACTCGCCGGGAGGTGGATATACCCCGGGCCAGGTTCCTGAACCTTAGCGATGCGCCCATAAAGCAGGCTTTTGATCGTGTCCACGCCAAGGATAAAAACCATTGCGCGGGACTTCGCTGTGCGTGAAGCCTTCTTAGGCCACGCCAGCTTTCCAGCCCCGGCCATGCCCTTGATAGCCCACACCCTGCGGCGAAAGCGGGACTTCACGAACTCATAAACAGACTGCGTAGAAAGACCACCGGAGTCAATCGCAGCCGCTTCACAAGTCAGCGTGCGTCCGTCCTCAGTGACGTACCTACGCAACAGGTATTCGTCTACGTCTTTCCACAGGTCCGGTTTATCGGGGTCGCCCCGGAACACCGCCTGTTCGATAACCCAGTTTTCTTCGCCAGCGCCCCAGCCTTGCAGCTGAAGCTCTACGCGGTCTTTCTGAACGTCGCCGCCTATGGTCAGCATCAGAACCCCGGAAGGGATCTGATCCGGCCCGTAAGGCTCCTTACGTGCTAGAAGAGAACTTGGCTCAATGGTCGAGCCATCTTCTTCCCACGTCTCCCCCAGTGCCGTGTTGATCCACGTCTTGAGGGTTTCAGGAAGAACCCGCGCCCGAAGGAATGACTCCGCCATTTCCGGCCAAGTCACCCACGGGGAGTAAAGCTCCGAAATATGAAAACCAGCCACACCGTCAAACGGCTTAGTTCCGCGCCATTCACCGCGCCGAAGCATGGCAATCTTGTCCCGGTCATCCAGCATGGTCCCGCAGGACGCGCACACATAACGAGCCGTCTCCGGCTTGCCGTCATCCCACCGAACCTGCGACCACAGGAGTCTCTGGAATTCCTCGCAATGGGGACAGGGAACAAAGTAATACCTCTGGTCCGACTGCTGGAACGCCGCCTCTATTCGGCTTGCGCCCTTAACCGTTGGCGTTGACCCCATCATGATCTTTCGATTCCAGAAGGTCGTCGTGCGCTTCCGGGCAAGGTCAATCGGGTCACCTTCAGCACCAGCCGAAGCCGGAAACCTGTCCACCTCATCGCACAACAGCACCCTGATAGGACGCGATGCCAACCCCGAAGGCGAGTTAGCACCCACGATGGTCAGATGCCCACCGGGGAATCGCTTGTGCAAAAGCGTATTGCCCGAGTCCCGCGACTTCGGATCTGCAATCTTGTCCCTGAGAACAGGCGTATCCCGAAGCATCGGGGCCAGCCGGTCCTTAGACCATGCTTCGGCCATTTCCAGCGTGGGCTGCATCAGCAACACCGGAGAGGCGTCCTGATCCACGTGGAACCCGATTACGTTGTTCAGAATCTCAGTCCACCCAACCTGGGCGGACTTCATGAACACCACCTCGCGGATAGTTTCATCCGCCAAGGCGTCCATGATCCCCCGCTGGTATTCAGCCCGCGAGGTAAGCCATACACCCGGCTCCGCGCTCGATTCGCTACTGAGCCTTCTTTCTTTGTCCGCCCACTGGCTCACCGTCAGTGTCGGAGGTGGCTTCCACGTCTTGAACGCTTGCCACTTCGTCTGGTTCATATTCGGCAAGCTCCGCGAGGGCTGCCGTGACCTCTGCCCGGATGGCTGCTGCGATAAGTTGGGGTTCATGTATGTCAGTGATCTGCGGGGCCAGCTTCGATGGCATGGACAACAGCTTTGCCCGCGCCGCCGCTATGTGGTCCGACCACACCCGGTCAACGTGGGAAGCAATCCGAAGCTCCCCACGCCTTACAGCGTTTTCCGTTTCCGTCTTTTCAGCCTGAGCCGCCGCCAGCCTCTGCCGCTGGTCTGCAAACTCCATGTCCCCGCCCGACTTGTTCAGGTAATAGGCCACTAGCGCAGCCCCCGGGTACGTGCCATCCTCATTCCGGGGGGCGTCAGGCCAGTCCCTGAGCGTTCTGGGGGCCACCGACAACAGGAACGCCGCTTGCTGCTGCGTCAGTCTCTGTAAATCAGTACCTTTCATGCATAACCGGAAGGCGGCCTAGAG